TACTCTTGGTCTTCTCAAGCGTCCTGGTGGTCAATTTACATCTAAACTATACGGCGCTACTCCTGAAGGTAAGTGGTTTTCAATCCTTAGGGATCAACAAGAAAAGTACGTCGCTCAATATGATGACAATACTTTCCGTGTGTGGAGCCTTATTGATAGTACATTAGGAGAACCTGGATCTCCTCGTGCTGTTGATATGGGTAGTAATACAGGTGTTCCAGGTACCTGTAATCTCACCAATCTCAAAACTGACCTTGCTGCTTACAATGATGCAGTAGAAGACACTGCTGCTAAACTGGCTCTGCTTCATGCTGCTCAAGCTGAATACGCTGAAATTCTTGCAGGTCAGAATGCTACTCAACAGGCACTGTTTGAAGTCTCTTACACCTATCCTTCTGGTGAAGTAGATCAAGCACTAAAGTCAGGTATTCTAAAAAATGCAAGTGGTGTCTACACTGTTAAAAACAACGACACTGTTGTAAGCGTCAGCACAACTCTTCCTGCTAACTATGCACTAGGTTCTGAGTACACTGATGAATACCCGCTGCTAGCTGCTGAAGGTTATCGTGTCTACCAAGCTATTCTAACTGTTGCTGCTGCTAATACTGCTGCTGAACTGACTGCAGCTGAGACAGCAATGAACACTGCTCAGACTAACTATGATAACGCAGTAACCGCAGAAGGAACAGCTAAAACTAACTATGATGCAGAAGTAACTAATTGCAATATTACTGCTACTCCATCTAACGGTTACCTGTACGGCGCTACCGCTGATGACATTGAACTTCTAACTCTTAACGATTACACCTTTGTTCTTAACAAAGCAAAGACTGTAGCGTTGAAGACTGCTACGTCTGCCGCTCAACCACATCAAGCATTTGTCACCCTTAAAGTTGTTGGTACTGGTCATTACCGAATCTATCTTGATGGTGTTGAACGTGGTACCTATAATGCTGGTACTGGTGGTGATGTAGATGCCATTATCACTGACCTTGCTACTGACATTGATGGCAATACCTATGGTGGTACTACTTTCTCTGCTACTGTAGTTGGTCCTGGTATTTACATTAGTGCAGATGCAGCTTTTACAATTAAAGTAGTTGGTGGACCGTCTGAAACAGCAATGACTGTTTTCCAAGACACTGCACCGACTGTTGCTGATCTTCCTCTTCAATGTAAAGATGGTTATGTTGTAAAGATTGTCAACAGCACCGACATTGATGTTGATGACATGTACGTCAAGTTTGTAGCAGATGGTACTGCTACTTACGGTACTGGTGTGTGGGAAGAGACGATTGCTCCTGGTATTAAGTATGAGTTTGATGAGCTAACTATGCCTCATCAGCTTGTTCGTAATGCTGATGGTTCATTTACCTTTGGACCTATTGATTGGGAAGATCGTCTTGTTGGTGATGAAACCACTAACCCTGATCCTAGCTTTGTTGGACAGAAGATTAATAACCTTTTCTTCTATCGTAACCGCCTAGGGTTCTTGTCGAATGAAGCAGTAGTTATGAGCCGTGCTGGTGATTACTTTAACTTCTGGGCAAGAACTGCATTGACGGTTACCGACGATGATCCGATTGATGTGACTGCTTCCTCGGTTAGACCAGTTAACCACCGCTTTGTCCTTCCGACTAGTGTTGGTTTGGTCCTGTTTAGTGACACCGAACAATTCATCCTGACTACTGACGCTGACATCTTGAGTCCTAAGACAACCAAGATTAACGAAATGTCAAGTTATGATTGTGACCCGGATGTTGCTGCTGTAGGCATGGGTACTAACGTTGGTTTCATTTCTAAGACTCCTTTGTATTCTAGGTTCTATGAAATTGCTAGGATCAGTAAGGATAACCCACCAGACATGTTTGAACAAACTAAGGTTGTTCCTGAACTTATCCCAGCCACTGTTGATAGCATGATAGCATCTCCTGCTATGTCGCTTGTCTCTATGGCAACGACTGGTAGCAGCACGGTCTATCAATACCGCTTCCTTGATCTTCAAGGCGGTCAACGCCTGTCTTCGTGGTATAAGTGGGATTTGACTGGTACATTCCTTGACCAGTTCTTCGACAGTAATGAGTATTATGCCGTTGTTAAGAACGGTACTGATGTTTACGTTCAATCCTATGACCTTACTCAAGCAAGTGAGGAAGGATTCTTAACTCTACCTACTGGAGAAAAGACTGATGTTTGTCTCGATCTTTGGAACGTTAATCCTTATCGAGAATATGACCCTGATGATGACGGTTCAGACATCACTCGGATTTATTTACCGTATGATGAAGTCACTGATGGTACGCTCGCTGTAATCATCCTAGGAGGCTACATAGGCGACGATGAAGGCACAGGTAGTCAATCGGTAGGACGAGTGCTTTACCCCACCGTAGAGGGCACTACAGGTGCCTATTACGTGGATGTAGATGAAGACTTTAGAGGACGTGATCTAATCATTGGCTATAACTACACGATGACTGTTGAACTTCCTGAGTTCTACGTTATCTCTTCTGAAGGTCAAACTGCTTCGTCTGACTTTACCTCTGATCTTATCATCCACCGAGTTAAAGTGTCTACTGGTCTTAGCGGTCCTGTGAAGTATCAAGTGACTATCACTGGTCGTCCTGAGTGGAGTAATACTATTGAAGCTGTTGCTCCTTACGATTATACTTTGAACAATGTGAACATGGCACCTGATGCTGTGCACACTGTACCGATTTATCAACGTAACGAGAATCTTAACTTTAAGATTATTGGTGATACACCATTCCCAGTTAGCCTTCGTAGCTTGAATTGGGAAGGTAAGTATAACCCACGTTTCTATAGGCGTTCCTAATGACTACATCCACCCGTGGTTTCACCTTTAGACCAGCTACCATTAACGACGTATTAGAACTAACCAGTCAAATGCTGGATAGAGGTTTGCAAGACTTTGAAAGAGTAGGACAACACCCTGTTCTTTCTTTAGCTATGTACATCCATGAAGATGACTCCTACATGTTCTACGGACCTGATGGGAGTCTTTATGGTGCATACGGAGTCAATGAAGACAACAGCTTCTGGGTTCAGATGACCACTAAGGTCAAAGACAATCCAAGAACAGCGGTTAGATTCGGCAAAGCGTTAATGGAACATATAAGTCGCCCTTATCTTTGGACGACGATTGATATTGAAAATACTCAACTTATCAACTTTGTAAGGTTTTTAGGTTTTAAGGTTCTACGGGTGTTTCCAGATGGACCTGACAATGTTTACTCTATAGAGATTGTACGATTATGACAGCTTCTACACCGTTTGCGGCTGCTAAAGAAGTAACTAAAGCAGGTTCCATGATTCCTGGTATTGGCACAGCATTTGCTGTAGCTAGTTTCGGCTTGGACCTTGTTAACATGTTCCAACCCAACCCAGCTTTGGAACAACAAGCTTATAACGAAGCTTACAACCGCACCATGCAGCGGTTCCAAATTGATGAGCGTAACAGGCAACGTCAAGAGATTTACAAGCGTCAGCTTGACATGGTTAGTAAACAACTTGATGCTAACTCTGTTGCTGCTTGGGAATCCTGGACTTCCGAACAAGTTCGTCTAAATGAAGTTTATGATAAAGCTGCACTCTTGTCTCAAGGCTTGGTAAAGCAACTTGTTGAGGCTCAAGGTCAAGCAGCTGTCCGAGAAGTTTACGGTAAGTCTGCCCGACGTGGTGCTCTTGTGTCTACCTTGGGTAACTACGGACGTACCCGTGCTCAACTAACTAAGCAGCTTGTCAGTGAACAGACGGCAACTGCAAAACGAATGGAGAAGACTCACAGCAGCCTCAAGATTGCAAACGAACGTGCTATAGCTAGTATTGCTAATGCACCTGCAATGGAGATGATGCCGCAAACACCTTATACTGATTTTGCTCCTAGTCCTTTGTCTCAAGGTCTAAGAATTGCACAAGCTGGTATTGGTGCTGCTATGAGTGGTTGGGATCTTACTCCAAAAGGTGACACATTCTTTGGTATTACTAAACCGGCTTAAAACAAATGAACGGATTTCAAGAACAACAGTTGTTTACAGGTGCCGCGCAAGTCCAAGGATTTGCACCTGAACAGGCAGTCGATACAACTATTGGCCTACGGGAAAGTTTTGAAGTTCAAAATAGGAATTTTCAAGCTCAAGTAGCTGCTACACAACGACAAAACGAATTAAAACTTGAGAAAGATCTGCGTAACTATGAGTTGCTGGGACAGTTTGCTCCTAAACTCAAAGAGCTTGGTCAGTTTGCTGCTAAGGCATATCTTGATTCTCAAGCAGTTCAAGCTCAAGATGATGCAATTAAACTGGGTGAACTTGCTAGTTTTGGCATTACTTCTGCAGAAGAAGAAGAGTTTAAAACTATAGAAACCCAAGCTAGTAAAGAAGGTTTTATTGCTAATGATGCAGCAAATACTGCTGCTATGCAAGGTGCTTCTACTGAAGCTATTAACTATCTCAAGTCCTTACCTAAGTATCGTCAGCTTTATGCTACTCAATACTGGATTCAACAGAAGGCTACTGAGTACCCTGAGTTTCACAGACAGTTTCTGCTGAGACCTACTCTTTACACTGATCCTAGAGATAACAGTCAATTTACTGCCCAAGAGGTTGGTGTTGATAAGGTACGTGCTGGCATTGTAAACGCAGCTGCTCGTAAAGCAGCCTTGGTCGAACAAGTAGGTATTAGCCAAGGGTTTAACCCTAATAAAGTGCTTATGCGTCCTTTCTATAAGGCAGCTACTGCACAAGATCAGGTTTACTCTAATCAGATTCAAGAAGCAAAGAACGTACAAGATTCGTTTGAAATTAAAGCTTCGGCTAACCAAGCATTCATCACTGCTGTTAAAGGTGACAATACTGAAACCAAAGCTCTAAGTTTTAGTGCCTTGATTGCTGGTAATCGTAATCTTCGGGTTAATCAAAACGGTAAGTATCGGACTCTAACTAACAACGAAGCTATTACCCAGGCTTACGAAGATGTTGTCAACATGTATGACGGTGGTCACATCACTCGTCTGGAAGCTGAGAGCATCCTTAAACAAAGCGTTAAACATGCTCCTGGTAAGAAGTATGGGGAGTTCTATCGTGAACGTTCTGAAAACTTTATCGACGAACTAGACAAGGTTGATTCTAACCGCCGTAAAGCCAAGAACCTGCAGCAATCTGATTTTAAAGAGCAGCTTAACGCTCAGCTTATTGACTTCATTCAAGGCGGTCAGTGGGACGGTAATCCCGAGACTCTGCGTCAAGCTAAGGAAGAGCTTATTGCTGCTGCTAACCAAAACGGTATCTATGATTACAGCGGTAGCGTAGCAGATACTTACATTGCTACTGAGAGTCGCAGGCAGAATCGTGAAACGGTTATCGAAATGCTGACTCAAGCTCAAAAGAATCAAACGCTGACCACTAAAATGTTGATGAACTCTAATGTTCCTCAAGATTTGCGGAAACAGTTTATGCCAGAAGCAATGCGGCAAGACGACATTCGTGGCAGGATTCTTCCTGAGAAAGACGTTGAGTCTGACTTCACTACTGCTTTGAAAACTGCTCTTGGTGATTCTAGTCTTGATGCTAACTTCATTGGTCTGCGTTCAGCTAAGTTTGCTGCTATGCGTGAGTACCGTAAACTAGTCAATCAACTTGAACCCGCTATGGGTGCTGAAGCAGCTGCTGTGGAAGCTAAGCAGCGGGTTGAGGACATGATCATCAACGGTAAAGGTGTCTTTGAGCTTAAGGATTGGAAAGACAAGCCTGCTGGTAGCTCTGCTACTTCTTATTGGCCACGGTTTACGCCGGTAAGCGGCATGTCTCAAGGCGAAGCATACGATAAGAAGAAATACATTGAAGCATACAATAAGGATAACACCATTATTGATAGTGCGCCAATGGTACCTATTTCGACTTTGGAATCGGTTGCCGCTCAGATTAGAGCCGGTGTACCTGTAGATGTTCCTGGTATTTATCGGGAGCTTGGAGGAAACCCTACTGATCTTCTTAACCGTAACTTAGCTGCTATCAACCGTAATGAACGGATGGTATATACTCCTGCTAACGTTATTGAAAGTAAGACACAAGATGCTAACCTAAAGCGTCTTGCCCGTAAAGCTCGTTCTATATTTGACCAGCAACGAGTTCAAGCTGCCTATGAAGGTGCAACTACTGATGCTACTTTCATGAACCCACGTGTTGTACAGTATGTCAGTGGTGATCCTGCTATTCTCGGTATGAACACTGGACGTATTATTTATGATGAACGTGGGCATGGTGGCGCTAATTATCACAACCATTATGAATTTGAAACTCCACAACAGGCACTACAAGCTGTTGCCAAGTTTAAAGCGGCTGGATTTAGAGTGACTTCAGTTTATCGACCGGGTGATCCTGGTGCTCACGGAGCTAGAGTCGGTGTTGATGTAGCACCACCTTTAGATCTGCCTAATACTGATAAAGCAGAACGTGAGTGGTCTGCACGTGCCAATGCTGTTATTGGTTTTGATCCCCTTGGAGGTAACAAGTAATGCCCGAAGAACAATATGTAGATCCTATTGCTCAACATGCTGACATGTTCGATGAGCTTGTTACTGAAGGCAAGGATTACATCGACTATCAAATTGAACAAAAAACTAAAGCTCTTCAACCGACTGAACCACCTGAGCCTGAGACTGTTACTCTTCGTGGTGTAACTTATCAAAAGGATCACCTTGAGGAAATCAATGGTAATCAATACATTAAACGTGAATACCGAGACTTGTATCGTGGCGGTGGTTATGGTTTCATGTATGGTAGTGGTGATCCCAATAAAACGCTTGGTGAAGAAGTTAGTACTCATTACACTAACATGCTGCAGCAAATGAGTGCTGCTGGTATGGGTCTTATTGACTTTGGTGTAGATGCAGCTACTTCTATTGCTAACCGTGTAGGTATCAACGCTGAGGGTATCAACCGTCAGTGGGATGAAGCTACTAAACTTGAGGCTCCTGGCGCTCAACAGATTCGTAAGTTTGCTGCAGTAGCACTGCCTTCAATGTTTGCTGCTGGTAAGATTACGTCTGGTTTGGCTGCTACTAAGCTGCCATTCATGACTAAGTTTGGTCTAGGTGCTGCTGGTGTTGCCGGTGCTGATGCTGCTATCATCGGTATTAGTGATCAAGGTCTTGAAAAGGAGAACCTCCCTACTCAAGCTGCTGAATCATTCCCTAGCGTCTTTGGACCTAATGGTATTCTGCCTATGCCTTCGTGGCTAGTGCACAAGGACGATGAATCTCCTGCTAAGACTCGCCTAAAGAACATGCTTGACCAAGTTGGTCAGAGTTTTGTAGGTGACATTATTGGTATCGGTTTAGTTGGTGGTCGCAAAGCTTTGAGCTGGTTTGAAGCTAAGGATGATGTAGCTAAGGCGTACAAAACTGCTCAAGCGGTTAAAACAGATCCTGAAACTGTAATCCGTATTGCAGAGATTGATCAAGCTCTTGCTACTAAACCTAGTAAAGCTAACACCAAGGTTCTCACTGATGAACGTGAGCGCCTGATTAAGCAGGTTGAAGAGGCTGGCGCTTCTGATGTTACGACCAAAGAACCTTTGGAGCAGTATCTGGAAGTTGCTGAGGAGTCTCGTCGTACTCAGATTGATGAAGAGGCTATCCTTAAGTTGGAAGCTGAACCTCAACTGTACGGACAATATGTTCCTGAGATCACTCCTGGTATTGCATCTCCTGCTGAACTTGCACGTCAAACCATTCTTCCTGGTAACGTAGCTAGGAACATGGCAGACACTGCTGCTATTAAGATGGGAGGTTCTCTGGGTGACCCTGCTCCTATCTTGTCTGGACCTATGCTAAGGCAGGGTAACGTCCTTGGACAATCCCGTAAAGCTGTGCAAGGTCTGGCTGAGGCTGCTCGTGATGCTGGTGATTTTGATGCAGTTGTAGACGGTTTCCGCATGACTGGCAAACAGATGAAGAATGCATACGATCAAATCTATGCAGACATTATCCGTGCTGGTGATGCTAAAGAAGTCCGTGAGCTGTTTGTTGACAATCGCATGACAATTCCTCTTGCTGATGGAACTGTGGTTGATACTCTTAACCCTATCCAAAACAAGCAGGTTGGTGCTGCTATCCGTGACCTTGTAGATATGTACCTTGGTCGGGATGTGACTCAAACCAGTGCCCGTGTTATGGACACTCTTGGTCGTGAGATTGCAACCATTGCTGATGCACAGAAGCAGTTCCGTGAGTTTGTTGATGATGATCGTGTTCAAGAGGTAATTCTTGATAAGCTTGAGTTTCTGATGAACGAGCACGGTATCAACAAGTTTATTTCCGGTTGGCTGCTGCAAAACCAAGGTTGGTTCCAACGTCTTACTAAGTCTGATGTTCCTGGTGAACTTGCTGAGCTTATCAATGATGAGTTTAGTCAAGCTGTTAACGCCAAACATGCTGGTGTTAAGCGGTTTGTGAATGAGCTGCGTCGTCTTGGTAAAGAAAATCCTGAGATGGTTAAACCTTTGTTTGAAGCATTTAGCAACAGCAATGGTGATGTGGATACCATCCAAAAGCTTATGAAGTGGGCAGAGACTCAGGTTTCGCCTATGGGTATGCTGATAAGTGCAGACCCACGTAAGATGAATTTGTTTGCCCGTACCCTTTGGGGCGTTGGTATGAACAACGTTCTGTCTGCAACCTCTGCCTTGAACGCTGTTAAAGGTAACCTTTCTAAGCTTATTCTTCAACCTATTGAAGGTATGCTTGGTCATGGTATCGAAGCTATTGTAGAGCGTGACATTGAACCTATCAAACGTGCCATGTATTACTATGGTGGTGTTTGGGAGACCCAACGTCGTGCACTACAAGATGCAGTCACACGAGCTAAAAAAGTTCATCATGATTATGATTTCATGATGGAGCAGATTCGTGCTGACTATAAGATTGAGAAGACTAAAGATTGGGATATGCTGGATGCAGCAGCAGGTGAATGGGAACGTACTGGAAACTTTGGTAAGCTGTACCAGTATAACTGGCTAAAGGCTAACCAAGCTGTAGCAGAGATGCCTTGGATGCGTACTGCTATGACTGGTATGAGCGGTGTAGACGCCTACACTGATACCATTCAAGCTACTCAGCTGTCACGCTTGAAAGCTTATGATGACGCTTTTAGCAAGGCTGGTAAGGTCGATACTGACCAACTAGTCAAAGCTGAGCGTCAGCATTACAGCACTATGTTTAATGCTAATGGTGTTCTGACTGATGCAGCTGCTAAGAATGCTTCTGGTGAAGTATCGTTGAACTTGGATGATGGTGTAGCATCGTTTGTTAATCAAGCGGTTACTGCTGTACCTTCAACTAAATTTTTCTTTATGTTCCCTAAGACAGCAATGAACGAGATTAAGCAGAACCTGTCTTATACTCCCATTGCTACCATCCCTGGTATTAATAAGTACGCTAAAGTTATTAATGCTGGTGATGATATTGATCTTATTAAGGAAGCTTTGGCTGAGCATGGTATCAAGAACTTTGATGCTACGCCTAATGCTATGGCTATCTATAAGAAGCTTCAAGCAGAATATAAAGGTCGGGTTGTGCTCGGTACCACGACTGCTCTCAGTATGTACGGTTATGCTATGGGTGGCAACATCCGTGGCAACGGTCCTGTTAACGGATCTGAGCGGCAAAAGCTTCGTGATAATTACGGTTGGCGTGAAAAGACCATCAACATTGGCGGTAAGTGGGTAAGCTTTAAAGGCATCCCCATGATTGACCCGCTGTTTACGTTGATTGGTGATATGGCTTATTATCAAAATGATATTGGTCAAGCTGCTACTGAAGACCTGGCGGATAAAATTGGTTGGACACTTTCTGCTACTTTTATCAACAACACCCCGCTTCAAGGTGTTGAGCCGTTCTTGGCAGCACTCAGCGGTGATGAGAATGCTTGGAACCGTTTGACTGCTAACATGATTCGCACTTACATCCCTCAATCGGGTAACCTTGGCATTGTTAGCAATGCTATCACTTCCGCACAGAAGGACATCTATAATGACATGGTTGGTCTTGTCAAGAACCGCCTGCCTGGTTTGTCCAGCACTTTGCCTGAGCAAATCGACATGTGGACTGGTGAGGCTTTGAATGATATTGAGAATCCGTTCCTGCGTACTTTGAATGCTGCTAGTCCTATTAAGGTTAGCGCCGGTGCTGAGCCTTGGCGTAAGTGGCTGTTGAGCACAGGTTTCGACGGTATGAGCCGCCTTCGCTTCTCTTCTGAAGGTGGTTATGAGTATGATGCTCCTACCCGTGAACGCCTGGGTCAACTGGTTGGCGAACAGAAACTTTATAAAAAGATCCAGAACTTGATGGGCAAAGAACGCTTTGAGACTGAACTTAAAGAGTTGCAAGAGTTTCGTCGTTCTGGTGTTACCTTTGAAGAAGTTAAGATTAAGAACGAGAAGTCTGATCTTTACAAAGAACTGAATCGCATTGTCCGCGATGCTAAGCAAAAAGCCGAAGCAAAACTGTTTGAAGAACGCCCTGACATCCGTGAAGCTATCTACGGTCAGCAAATGGCTGATAAGTTGATGGGTCGTGGAGACGTTAAAGGTGCTCGGAAAATTGGTCGTTTGACTGAACAACGTGTCGAAGAAATCCGCCGACTGGCTAATCCTTAATCCACCCATTCCTTTTTGTTAAAGCGTAATGGCAACTACACAAAACACATACACTGGAGATAACTCAACTGTTAGTTACTCCTTTACATTTCCATATCTTGAAGAGACGGACATTAAGGTAAGTCTTAATGGAGTCGTTACAACTGCATATTCTCTGTCTAACGCTACAACTGTTACCTTTGATACGGCTCCTGGTACTGGAGTTGCTATCCGTATTTATCGGGACACCAACAACGATGCACTAGCGGCAACCTTCTTTGCGGGTTCCGCCATTCGTGCACAGGATTTGAATGATGACTTCCTGCAGAACGCTTATGTTACGCAGGAAGTTAAGAATCGGTATCTTGATAAAAGTACTGGTGGTACGATCACTGGTGACGTAACTATTACTGGTGACTTTGATGTCACTGGTGCTAGTAGCTTTACTGGTAACGTCGATATTACCGGCACCCTTGACATGAATGCCAACCGCATTCTTGATGTCGGGACTCCTACCGCTGGTACTGATGCTACCAACAAAACTTATGTTGATACGCAAGATGCTCTTAAGGTAGCTAAAGCTGGTGATACCATGACTGGCAATCTTGCCATGTCTAACAACAAGGTTACTGGTCTTGGTACTCCTTCTGCTACTACTGATGCTACCAACAAAGCATACGTTGATGCTTACATCCTAACTGTTTACCAAGGACCACAAGCTTCTGATCCTACTACCCGTTCTGGTGGTTCAGCTTTGCAAGAGGGTGACCTTTACTTTAATACCGTTGAGGATGTCCTTAAGGCTTACACTGGCACTGAATGGGTTGTTTCAGCTTCGGCTGGACAGATTGTTCGCTGGCGTAAAACTGCTGCTGGTGGTGAGACTAGCCTGAGTGGTAACGATGATGGTGGTTCGTCACTGTCTTACGTTGTTGGTAATGAACAAGTCTTCCTGAACGGTGTTCTGCAGCAACGTGGTGTTGATTATACCGCTTCTACTGGTACTAGCATCACTGGTCTTACTGCATTGACTGCTGGTGACATTGTTGAACTTCATGCTGTTCAAGGATACACCTCTGGTATTGTTTCGGATGGGTCGATCACTTCGGCTAAGATTGCTAACGATACCATTGTTAACGCTGATGTAAATAGTTCTGCAGGTATCGTTGCTACTAAGCTGAGCTTCACTCAGTCTGGTACTGGCGCTGTTGCTAGGACTGTTGACAGCAAGTTGAAGGATGTTGTCTCCGTTAAGGACTTTGGTGCGGTTGGAGACGGCACAACGGATGATACCGCTGCTATTCAAGCAGCTATTGATTCACTTCCGTCTGGTGGCGGACATGTGTACATTCCTCGCGGATTGTATCTAGTTGATCCGGCTACTGGCATTAATGTTGTTGAAGGTTTAACACTTTCTGGCGCTGGACGTCTTAATACTCAACTTGTAGCAGATACTAATGGTGGTGCTGTTATCAAGCGCCAATTTAATGATAGCGCTGCTAATAGCTATTTGCGACACGTTACTATTCGAGACTTAGGTATTATTCTTAGGCATCCAGCGACGGCAGCAGAAGCTAATTACGACCAAGTTGCAATTCAACTTCGTCATATTACACGTTCTTTGGTAGAAGATGTTTACATTGGAAACTACCCTCAAGGTGTTTCTAGTGCGTTGACTGCTCCTACATCTCAAGCTAACGCACGGCAAGGATATGGTATTTCCATAGGCTCTACGTCTGCATCTGATACAGCTTATGCAGGTGGCGAAGTAAACACATGCCGTAATGTCTTATGCAATGGTGTTCGTTATGGAATTACACTTGATAATTCAACGTTTGACACTCCTTATGGTGGCTCTGCTGCGTATGGTTGCGTAATTGATTCCTGCGAAGTATCTATTGCTGAAGTTGCCATCTCTCAATATGGCCAATATGGTAGTGGTTGTACCTTCTCAAATAATGTTATCCAATCTATTGATCAAATGAATGGCAGTGTTGCAACTGCTTATTCTTATTTGATTGAAGGTAAAGAGCATATTATTCATGGTGGCTATCATGAAGCGCCTAACACTGATTATGAGTTGTATTTAGGATCTAGTTCTGCTAGGAATAGAATTTTACCTTGGTTGACTGATGACGGCACAGTATCTGACAATGGTTCAGGTAATGTTATTGAACGTATTAGTGGTACTACAGATAAATGGTCCTTGAAAATTAACAACCGTGATCTTCAAAACGGAATTGCGGATGCCTATGTTAATTTTTACTGGAATGGATCAGCTATTGTGATAAATAGTTCCTATAACGTTAATTCGGTTACAAGAAATGGAACGGGTGATTATACCATTAATTTAGGTGCTGGTATTTTTGGTGATGCAAACTACACGGCAGCGTTTTCTGGGCGAGTAAACGCTAGTGGTCATGCAGGTGCTTTTGCTAACTATAACACAAAATCTACATCTGCTTACCGCGTTACCTGCAGAAATGTTAACTCAAACATTTGGGAAGATTTTGCAGAAGTAACAGCTACTTTCTGGGCAAGTTCTTAATTTTATTTAATCATGGCACTTTCTAAATCAATTACCCTGCCGTCTGGTTTGACGGCTAATAACGCATACATTCGGATTGAAAGCGTTAGTATTATTAAAAACGAGATTACTGGAGTAACTGTTAACTTTTTTGTTAGCTCTTCGAATGTTGAATCTCCAATTGCTGTACATTGTTATGGGTTTGATTATACTTTTGATGGGTCAAATCCAATTCAACAAGCCTACGAATACCTCAAAACTCTTCCGGAGTTTGCTGATGCTACCGATTGCTGAGGCTAAACTATGACTAAAACACGCGACTTAGCCGACCTGGGTGGAGGTTTCATCCAGGCTGGCACTGGTGCTGTGCAGCGCACCGTTGAATCAAAGCTGCAAGATGTGGTGAGTGTTAAGGACTTCGGCATTGTAGGAGACGACGCTACTGATAACACTGCCGCTTATACGGCAATGGCTGCAGCTGTTCCTGCTGGCTCTACTATCTATTGGCCACCTGGTACTTACGTTGGTACGTTTTATTCAACAAAAGCCTTAAATCTGGTTGGTGGACCAGGAGTTGTACTTAAGGCTGCTAGCGCAGCATCAACTACGGCAATTCTCCGTTTTGAGGGTGGCCTAGGTTCTTACCAAAACCTGAGTGCAGACCCAGCATGGGGCGACATCACGCTTAGCGGTCCTACAGGACTTGCTGCTGGCGATCTTGTACTGCTTTATTCAGGATCACAGCGCCCAGGCGATGGCCAACCTGTTAATTATGAGATGGTCAGGATGTTGACCAGCACGGCGGTGGAGGGTCAGGTAATGAGCGCGCAGACTGGCGGAACGCCTCGATACGCCAAGGTCACGCCACTTAAAGACTTTACCATTGAAGGTTTTCGCTTTGACTTGGGCACTACGGCAGGCACCGCATCCAACGCCATTGCCGCAGTCTGGATCCGGTACTGCGAAAACATCAGCATCCGCAACGTCCACGCAACTGGCGGTTATGGTTCAACATTGCGAATCAATGGCTGCTATGACGTGCAGATCGAGAACTCCAGCAGGATTCGACCTTACGACACTTCCAGTGGCTACGGCTATCACGTTGAACTTGGACACTGCACCAATGTTCATGCGACGGAGATTCGCGGCGTAGCCACACGGCACACGTTTGACGCTGACTCCTGCTACTTCCTTTCGCTGCGTAATTGTCTGAGTCAAAGTGGCACCAGCAGCGACATTGTGATGACCCATAACGGCTTTGGCGGTGGTCACACATACGAAAACGTGCGGGTGATAAATCCTGAGCACAATATTTATTCCATTCATACATCAGTCCAGGGCATCGCTGCTGCGGATTTGGTGAACCAGGTTGCCAGGGACTTCAAGATCTACAACTTTAGATCGATCAGGAGAGAAAACCCGACATCACAGGCGGCGGCCATTTATTTTCAGTACACATGCTCCGATGTCAACATCCAAGACGTAGCCATTGAGAACCCAGTCGGCACCAGTTTCGCCAATCAAATGGCGATTCGCTTTAGCGGACCAGTCCACGGTAAGTCATCAATTATCGGATGTCGCATTTCCAGCTACGACTGGGGTATTTACTTCAATAACGATGTCAGCAACACAGCTTATCCGCGACATAGCGACCAGATCACTATTCGTGATTTGGGCTGCTACCGCGTAAAGACTCCTATCTACGATGATACTGCTGCCACCAATTACTTATACCTTGATGTAGCCAACGTTCAGGTTGAGGACAGTGCCAGCTACGGCTTTGATTGCTACATGCGTATTTCCAGGGCACACAGCGGGCAGACTTTCTTTACGCTCAATCAATACTTATCCACCCTCGAAAACACACGCAACAAAATCGTCGTCAACACTGGTGGCCATAGCGTCACCTTCAAAAACGATCTTGGCGGACTACTTAGCTCTAGTCTTAGCCCAGCCAGTAACACGCTGACTCAAGGAAACCTTGTGTCTGCTGGTGATCCAACTGGCCGCATTTTAGTAGGATCGACTATTACAACTGTAGATAAGCCATGTGGCGCTGGTCAATCAGTTCTGTTCCTCTGTAATGGTAATGTTTCTATCAGCGATGCAGCAACTGTTTCTGGAACTATTACAGGAGTAGTCGGTCAAACAATTAGAATGATCAGCAATGGCTCCATTTGGCGCAAAGTTGACACACCTGGTTCTTGGTAATTTCAAGCGTGTCACTGTCTTTGACATCAAAAGCCTTGAACCCTTCGCAAGAGTTTCCTGATGGTGAAATCAGGGATTAAATTCTTACGTTATTCACCTTACCGAGTATTCACATGATTACCCTTATTCGTCCTGTTCTTATGTCGTTCATTGGTAGCGACAAAGTAAAGCGCCTTATTGTTGATCTGCTCCGTAAACTTGCTGAGCAAACCGACAACACTGTCGATGACCAAGCTGTTGATTTCATCGAGCGTGGTCTCTTCGGCGGCTGATGGACTTGGGAGCACCTCCGGTACTGCCGGTTCTAAGGCTCCCTGAGCCGCCTTTACTACCCCGTCCGGTACTGGAGGTACCACGAGCTACTTTACCCTCGTACAAGCCGCTTGTAGTGCCTCCTAACGACCTTCGTCCACCTCCGGGTGTACGCGGTGTTAACAGTGACGAGGAAAAGAAGACGGAGGAAAAACCTAAACCACCCACTCCTCCACCTCCTAAACCACCACCCATACCGTCTCAAGTCCGTTACGTCGATATTCCTGGTACTGATCTTACTGTACCTTTACCGAGTAACGAGATCTTGGCTACGGCTACAACGACAGCTACTGTCTCCGTTGCAGCCACCCTTACAGCTACTGCAGTATTTAAACGGACAGTGAGCGTCTTGAAACCAATTATCAAGAAACTACTCACCCGTAAAAAGAAACATGCAGACAACGAAGAACTTCATTCATGATTTCTTCAGTGAAATTGTAAAAGCTCTTGTGCTTGTATGGAGTGCAGGAGTTCTGACTGCATCAT